GACCTTCAATGCTGGACCCATCAGTAGAGCTTTGTTCAAAAATAATGAAACCATCTTCAGCTGTTTCTGGAAACCCAGCTTGATTTCTTACTAAACGAAACTTAGAAAAATTACCTGTAGGTTGTTGCCAACTAATTAATACTTTAGAAAAATCAATAACATTGATTGACATTGGCGCAACAGAGTACGCCAATCTTGCTGATTCACCATAGGTTGATGCACCATAAACCGCATTACCGTATTTAGCCACGGTTTAATCCTAACAGCCGCAGAGTAAGAACTGGCTTATAGAGTCTGCAGGAGTTACGACTTCTGACCAAGTTGCTGAAGAACCATTTGTTGTTAAATATTTTCCAGTATTGCCAGATTGCGATGGGAGGGAGTCAATTGTTCCCCACCCAACTGCGTAGTTAGACCCAGATGTTTTTACAAGTGCTTGACCTGTAGTACCGCCTGAAGGAAGGATACGAAGGTATGCATCTCCAAGACCGTATTCAATGTTTGCAAGACGGTCTTTGACTGTGTCCCAAGCAGTTGTCACTTGGTCAAAAGAACCAACCCAACCTGAACCAGTTTTGATATAAGTACCAAGGGTTGCTTCAATAGCGTTAACTTCATCTTGAAGGCTATTTACATGCTCTGCCAGGATGGTGTCAGTAAAGTCAACCCTGTTGGTGAATGTTTTCACCGAGGATGGGTAATAAGCTGTCACTCTGTTTCCTTTCAGACCTGTCAGGTCTATTTTCTCTGGTTTGCCCCTTATTTACTGCCTGAACTACGGGTGTGTATGAGCTTTGCCCTCTAGGGTAGTTACTTTTCCTTCTAAAGTAGAGACTTTACCTTCTAAAGTTGTAACTTTAGTTTCTAAGGTTTTGACTTTGTTTGCAAGCGCCACCAATGTTGAGGTCAAATCAACTTCTGATGTTCCATCTGGTTGTTTGTTTACAATAATGTGGCTGGTTAAACCTGTCAAAGAAATAGAATCAGCTAAAGGTTTTATATGTATTTGTTTATTCTTACCTTGGTTTTTACCAAACCAACCAAACCACACAGGATACTCAGGGTCACCACCTTGAAACTGAACCCAAACTCCTTGACCAATTTCAGGAACAGCAAAAGTACCAGAAGCTCCATACATGGGAGAAATCCAACCGCTGTCAAAATCGGGTGTTGTTTGAATACGCAGTATTAAACGTCGTTGGTTTTGTGGGTCTCGGTTGTCTGCAACAGTTGCCCTGTATACACCGTATAGCCGTCTAATACCGTCTTCGTATAGATTACTTTCTCGCATTAAATACTACCGATGTTTAAATTCGCCTCTTGGAATCGGAAAATCTCATTATCAGCACCAGTTAAAGTGTTCAAGCCCGTGTCACCCTCACGATGAAGAACAGTAAGTTTTGCGGTTTTAACACCTGGAACTTGTTGTAATAGGTACTCAATGTCTTGTTGATAAACTGTTTGAGCAAAGTCATTTTCCACATAACCAAAGCCATAAACAAGTTGTTCTTTAATTCCAGCTTCTACTTCCGCATTTGTATACTGTGCAAGTTTTGCATATTGAACCGTTAGTACAACATCTACGTATACAGGTGGCTGTATTGTTACGCTTGTTCCTAGTAGTGTTTTTCCATCTAGAAAAGAAATAACTTTCTCTGCTAAACCAGTAAACTCTGTTGTTGGGTCACCAACTTCATCAAGGCCTGGAGCAAGGTCTGTATCTTGAGCAGTACGGGTTGGAGCAATGTAAACTGTTACAGATGTCCAAATATCTGCTTTTGCTTTTGCCTTACCTACACCGCTTACTTGCAAAGCTAAGCTATTGAAGTCAGACAAAGTAACAGCACGGTTATTAGCACGTAAAGCAATTGGAGCACCGTAACGAATTTGTGCTGTTGACTCAGGGTCAGAACCACCAAGTGCAACTTCTAAATTGTCTACAGTAATTATACTCTGCAAAGCAATTAAATCGTTTGTGTTGTACCCAGGAACATATGAAAGAGTTGTGAGTGTTCCAGTAGAGATGTTTTCTAACGCACCTCCACCAACAGTGTATTTTGCTCTAACTTGAGAACTGTTAACTGGGATTTGCCCAGAAATTCCATCACCAAAAGTAACTGTTACAACATTATTTATTCCTGTATTTGCTGTAAAAATCTGGTCATAAGGGCCGTAGTCAATTAAGTGTTGGACCTGTGTCCATTTAGAGTAAGAAGCACCTTCTTCAATGTAAAGTTCAATTGAATTATCAACAACAGGAGTTTCTAGCAGTTCAAAAGACATGTTTGGAAGACCATTGGATGTACCAATTAACTCTCCATATTCATTTGTTGAATCAGAAACTAGTAGTACAGAACGACCGCTACGGCAAAACGTTGTAACTGTTCCACCATCTACCATTGGGTCACTTGTTGCATCATCGTCGGTAGTAAAGTAAACAGTCTGTACTGTGTCTCCAATAACAACGTCTCCAGATAAAACTGTGCCTGCAGGAATTGTTATTACATCTTCAGATGTGCTAAAAAAAGTAGCACTTACAGTTGCTTGACGATAACCTGCAGGAATATAACCGTAAGTTTGTGCGATGTTTACTACTGTGTCTCGTTGTGTAGCTGTAGTAATAAAGTTTTCGTTTGCATTACGGTCAATGTAATAAGACATTAAATCGCCCATATAAGCAAATGCTTCTACTAGAGCAAGGCCAAAATCAGCAGGGTCAGCAGCTGTCCACGTTGGTATGCGGTCTTGTACACGAGCAATTAACTCTTCACGAATAGCGTAATAATCTCTGCTTGTATAGTTTATAGAGATAGGGACATTGGACGGAGGTGTGATGCTCATAGGTTCTCCTCATAAGGTGGGTTATTTCCATCAATAAAAATCAGTGACACAACGGTGTCTACTCTTTCGTCATTAGGTAGGTCATAAACAACAGTTACTTGCATGATGTTTGTAAACTCATCAAAAGAAGTATCCACAGAAAACAACTTTAATTTAGTTAATTGAGTAGCAAATGCTCTATTAATTTCTGTGGTTATCATGGAGTTAGCTGTTTCTTGCGTTTCCATAAATGCAGAAGGAACAAGAGTTCCAAACTCTGGGCGCATTATTCTTTCTCGTAAGTTTGTTCCAATAACAATGCGTACTCTATCTCCCCAGATTTTGGCTTGATTATTAGTAGATGTAAATTTGCCATAAGCGTCTAACTTAAAAGGCAAAGAAAGAGCAGTTTCAATCATTTAACACCTACCCATTTACTTGGATTAACAACAAATCCAGATTCGGTTTTTTTAATAGCTGGTTGCGGTGTGCTAAGTTTAGAGGGAGTTGGCCTGGATGTAGTGCCTGTAGACAGTTCAAAGTGCTCATTTCTTATGCCTACTTTACTTGTATTTCTAGGCCTAGATGCGGATGGGTGAGACCCACCAGTGCCATCTGTAACACATTGGAACTCCACGGTGTATCTACCATCAAAAGTCATAAAATGATTTGCTTTAGTAATAATCCAAGCAGCATCAGTAGTGCTTCCAGTTCCATTAATGTCTACCGTTCTGTAAGGTGCAATACGTGCATCTCCTTGAGCAGAACCTTCTGCGGGAATTGAAAACCGTGCAAGTATGGCTAAAGAAATTGCAATTTCATGTGCAGCTTCTTTATTAACTGACATGCGTGTAGGGTGATATTCAGGAAATAAAGCTTCATTAACATTTTGTCTGACATTATTTCCAACAGATTTTGGTGACGCTTTTTGTGTGTAAAGTTTTCCAGTTACTGGGTCAATACCACTTACTGATTTAATTTTACGGGAAGGATGACCATACCATTCAACATGGTCTCCTACTGTTGGTTTAAACCGTTCAAGAGTTTGACCTTCATACGTTGCTCCCCAGTTAAACTCAGGTTCTTCAAAAGAAAGGATAGGAACCGACGCAATAAACCTGTCAATCATTTTATCTATTGGATGAAAGTGCAGTTCAGTTCCAACAATTTGTGCTACATAACCAATGCGTTCAGCTAGTTCTAATACTTTTTCCCAATAAGTATGACCAGTTAAACTTTGTTGTGGAAACTTTACTATGCTTGGTGTTATCACAGGTACGAGTTTAAATTTCTTAGCAATATCAGCAACAATATCAGGCGCAGATTTGTTAACCCAAACTCTATTTGTGCTTTCTTTTAAAGGAAATCCAGTTCCTATTCCTTTAATAATAACGTTTCTGCTTAAAGTAGATTGAGTAGTTTGTGTTACTGAATAGACATACCCAAGAAATTCTCCTTTTGATTTTTCATTACTCCAAGTAATTTGAATAGGTACACCAGTTTTTAAAGCTTTGTAATAAAAATCACTAAAAGCATTATACGAAATTTCAACAATGTCATGTTTTCCTTTTTCTTGAATTAAACGTACACTACGAGGGGCAAAATTAAAGGAAGGAAAGTTTGGAAAAGACACATCAAATTTTGTAGCAAAACGATTTTGCGTAGAATTAGTCATTAGGTATCCTCAACAAAGTTCCAGGAGTAATATTAAAAGGGTCTAATACTTCTGGGTTTAAGTCCATGATTTTCCACCATAAAGAAGGGTTGCCTAAATAACGTACGGCAATATCTTCAATGCGGTCTACTTCTTTCACTTCATACATAACTACATTTTTTAAATACGTAGGCCAATATCTATAAACGGTTGTTACATATGTGTTATTTCTAGCGTCTTTGCCTTTAAACAAAGTACCATCAGAATAGCGACTATCTAAATAGATTGTCATCGTGCTGTAAACTTTCCGCTTAATTCCCCAGTGCCATCCCAGTAGCGAGCACAAGTAATGTTAACTGTAGAAAGAATTGGAACCATTCTACTATTAAAAATAGTGTGGTTTACAGACAGGTTAGATATACGAACTCTGTAACGAAGTTTATTTCCAAGGTGAAGTTCCACTGGACGAACAGGCAACCAACCTGGGTCGCTAGTTGTTCCACCCATTAAAACGCTTTTATAAGCAGAATAAGCTCCTTGACCATGCATTGTTTTAAATAAATACTCAAGGTCATACATGGTTCCTTTTTCATAGATAGCTTTAAACTCTTCATTTGCTCCATTTTTAGAGGCAAATTGTGGGTAAGGACTTTTTGCAACCGTTGATGCGGCCTGTATACCAGCAAGTGTATTTGTATTTACATATGTTGATGTTTTACTTGAGTTTGAAATTAAACCATTTTCGTTAATATAATTAAAATCTTCAATACGATTTAACAAAATAGAAAAGTCAATAAAACTGCTAACAAGGTTAGAAGTTCCTGGAACAAAAGGGTCTTGCCCAGAAGCTTGATAGACAGGGTCGGTTTGTGCAATTGCTCCCCAACTCATGCCAACAGTTTGCGGATTATACAAAAATTTAAACCCATAAGGAGTTGAGTCAACTACTCCAGAAAATCCAGTATCTTTTTGCGCTTGAGCAACTACCGCTGCAGTATTTGTATGGCGGTCCATTTGAATAGTTCCGCGTCCACCCATTGGTTGTCCAGTTTTCGGGTCTATGCTCCAAGCATTTAGTGCATCTGCGTAGTTTCCTGCATCAACATAGTTTCCGTTTAAAACTTCTGTTTGAATTCCACGGAAATAAGCTTGAGAAACTAAAGGTGCATTATAAATAGTTGAAGGAGGATTTGTGGGTATGGGTGGAGCTATTACTGGTGGCTTAGATGAGGTAGAAAATGTTGGTCCTTTAGTAATTTTTTGTAAGTCTAATTCAAGTTGATATGACTTTAAGTTGTTAGTTTTTAAACGTGCTTTATAACCATCCACAAGTTTTTGTTGAAAATTTCTATCTCTTTCAAGTAAGCCATAAGCAGCACGTTGACCCACAGTCCAAGTAGTTGTATCATTAGATAGGTTATTTACTTGAACGTACTCAACCATTTGTTTTCTATAATATTCCACCATAAATTGTGGCTCTTTCATTGCGTCAAGAATTTTCTTGTTGTCAGCAATAATGGCGTTAATTTGTTGGTTTAATTTAGTAGACTTTGCTTTTGCAGCAGATTTTTCTTTAGCTTTAGCGCTTGCAGCATCGTCCTTTGCTTTTTGTTTTGGGTTGTTAAGAGTAGGCAAAGATAAAGCACCTTTTACAGTACCGCTTCTAGTTGACATTACGACCCTCCAGCAAGTGAGTTGTTATTACGGTTGTCTAAAATTTCTTGTACTTTAGTAGCAAACTGTTGTGCACTTGCTTCATTTGCTTGGTCAAATTTAACTGTGATGTACACGTTCTTTGAGCTACCAGAACCGATGTTTATTGATGGACTATCTGTCATAGAACTAGATGCAGAAGGTAAATCTCCTCCATAGCCTGGACGTCCGCCACCTTTTACTCCTAA